AGGACCGGAGCTGACTGCCCAAAACGGACAGCTTCGAATGTGGTGACGGGGGATTCGAGGGTGATCTCCTGGCCGCTGGTGGCCAGGATGCGTCCGGGTAGATGAGTGACCACCCGGTCGGACGAGGACCCCGCTAAAAACACCAGGGCATTGTCCCCATCAACCGCAAGGTCGAAGGGTACCCCAAAGGTGCGCAGGGCACCGACCACACAGGCAACCATGATCAAGCTGTTGCCCATGCCGGTATTGAAATCGCCCGAAGCTCTACCACCCTCACGCGAGAACTTAATGCCGTGCATGGTCTTCCCGCCCAAGTCCAGCTGATAAGACAAGAGCTTCCGTAACCCGGGGTCTCCAGGGAACGCAGACAAATACACGGCGTGCTCCAGCGACAACGCTGGGCGGCCCACGTGCGCTTCGAATCCTTTACCGTCTATCTCAAAGACCACACAGCGCTCAAAGGCCTCGAACTTCTTCCGAAGAACGGTCGCGCGCTGCATGGGAGATAGTCCCTTTAATACGAGCCTCGTCTTGGACATACCTGGATATAGCGAGGAGAGGGACAAACGTCCCCACAGCCAATGCTCGAGAGGCTTGAGACGGCTGGCAACCGCAAGGTTGTATCTCGGATCTCTTGGACAGATCATCCGAGGTTTAGCTTGCTTCGCACCGCACCAGATCTTCTCAGCCTTGAGGAAGGGCCTAAGCGCGGCATCGCGCCCACGCACCGCTTCCCCCCGCAAAGACTCCTCCGCAGCCAGGTACCTACGACGCAGCGTGCCATGATATGACTGCGCCGTGGTGAGGTAGGACCATTTACCCTCAGGGAAACGCCTGGCGAGCGCTCGCAACCGTGACCAGACACGGCCGACCGAGCGATCAGGCTCCCAGTGCACCTGAGGTGGCACAGGCCCTAGAGTCCGCGTGGTTAGCGCCGACTCCTCGTTGTGTTCGCAATTGGAATGGACTCCCGGTACCCAAGTGCCTTCGACACCGGTCACCCATCCCACGTCCATTCTCCTCCGCCCACAGACTGCTCCGCGGTCCACCAAGGTTGTGTCCAGGGACACATTGTCACCGAGCCGACCAAGGCCCCGCAAACAAATACCCTCGGAGTATACCGAGCAGCCCTAGGCTCGGGAGAGGAGGTCAAGGCCGGCGCTGCCCATCTCGTAAGCCGCGGCTTCGTCCAACACCGTGCCCAGCATGACGCTGGTCACGGTGCCGGAAACCACCCAGGGCACCACGAATTCGGGCAGCTCCTTCAGCTTGCACCAGTCCCTGGCACGGGACCGGAG